CCTTAATGTTAAGAATATCTTGCCTTTAAGACGGATACACAAAATCAAAAAAGTATATGAAGTATCCGCAGTAACATTACCAGCTTATAAAGACACTAGCATAGGTGTTCGCACTTCTGCCTCGTTGGAGAACGAAAAAATTGCGTTGGAGAACGCGAGGGCGGCAGCGTTGGAGAATGAAAGAGCGAACCAGCTAAGACTTTTGAAAGAAAAAATAAAAATTAAGGAGATTTACGGATGAAAGAATTACAAGAAAAAAGACAAGCCTTGCTAACTGAATTGGACAAGGCGGACGAGAAGCGCACCGCAGAGATTAGAGCGGAACTAGAGAAAATAAAGTTGCAGATTGACACCATGAAAGAGATTGAGGACGAAAAGGCTAGAAGCGCAAGACCCGCTATTGAAAAAGAGGCGATAAAGTTTAATATCAATTCCCGCCCAGCTTCCGAAAAAAGAGTTGGCAGATTTGACACCGAGGAATATCGCTCCGCTTTTATGAAGTTTGTTAAGAGCGGTAAGGCGATACCTAAAGAGCTTCTAGCGAAAAGAGATGACCCTGCCCCCGAACCTGACCCCGAAGAAGGCGAGGACCCTGAGGACCTTTTTGCAAATATTACAGGTTTGTCTGACGGCTCGGCTGTTATCCCAAGCACTTTAGTTGCAAATATTATCAGCAAACTTGAAAGCTACGGAGAAATTTACTCAAGAGTAACGAAAACAAACATTAGAGGCGGCGTGAGGGTTCCGATTTTAACTTTGAAACCAACTGCCAGCTGGGTAAGCGGAGAAGGTGTGAGCGAAGCAAAGAAAGTGCAAGCAAATTCCAGCGTGTCCTTTAGCTATCACACTTTAGAATGCCGCATTTATCAAACGCTTTTAAGCAATGTTGTAACCTTAGCAGCTTTTGAATCAAAGTTCGTCGAACTCGCGGTTGAGGCTATTGTAAAAGCATTAGAGATTGCTATATTTAACGGCGAGGGAGAGGAAGAGGGGCAACCCTTAGGCATTTTAGCGGACGATAGAGTTTTGGCAGCAAACAAAGTGCAACTAACCGCAGCGGAATTAGGCAGTTGGGACGGTTGGCATAAAAATGTTATGTCTAAAATGAAGAAATCCTATCGTGACGGCGTTTTTATTATGGCGCAATCGACTTTTGACAGCTATATTGCAGGAATGGTCGACACGGTTGGGCAACCTATTGCACGTGTGACTTACGGAATTAACGGCGAGGAAAATTACAGACTTTTTGGCAAGGAAGTTTTGACCGTTGAAGAAGACATTCTGCCCGACTTTGACACAGCGTCAAAGGGTGATGTTTTTGCTGTGTTTATTAAATTGTCCGATTATGTTATCAACAGCAATCTGCAGATGCAGACCGTAAAATGGGATGACCACGATACTAATCAAATTAAGACCAAAGTTATTATGATTGCAGACGGCAAATTGCTTGATCCGAATGGTGTAATATTAATCAAAAAGAATGTGGTGGCCGCGGGTTAAGCACTAAAAGCATATAGGAGCGGTTATGGACGAATTATCAAAAATAATGTTCCGGATGGGGTATCTAACAGATAGCCCTCTTAAAAAAGAGGAAATTAAAGGCTACATCGAAGAAGCCGAGTACTATATGCTGACGTCAGGGATACCTTTAGAGCTCCTTTCCAGTCCCTCCGCCTACGCCGTAAAGTCGGTGTGGGCGGACAAGCGGGACAAGGGCGCCGACAACCTTATTGCACAAGATAGCCTTATCACGCATCTGATTGCGCAATTGAGAACCAATGGACGCTAAGAGAACACTGATAAAATTCGTGGTTGAAAAAGCCGTATATGTTCCCGGCAGAGGAGTGCAGTCAAAACGACCGCAAGCCTTTTCGGTTACATTTTGTGGTATCGAGACCGATTGTTTTTATTGTGAATGGTTTGACCTTTTCGGAAAAATGGCAATCGAGTATGAGCAAAAAGGAATGAAAAGCCCCGCACGAGTGCGTATGACTTTTTTACAAGAAGTATACGACCTTTTGACAAGCGAAACCGTTAAGATTTTACGCAACGGAAGCCC